CAATCAGTAATGGAATGGGTAAGATTACACCACGAATCAGTAACCGGTAGAGATGGTTATTCTGATTTCTATAAAAAGGATATGACAGTAAATGTCTTGGGTCCTGTAGGTGATGTAGTTTCAGAATGGATTATCAAAGGTGCTTTGATTACCGAAGCCGGATTTGGCGATTACAATTACGATAGTGAGGGTGCTGTTGAAATTTCAATGACAGTACAACCCGATTATTGTGTGTTGAATTTCTAATACAAGTCAAAATATATAAAGAAAGAGCGCACGAAAGTGTGCTCTTTTTGTTTTATTATATATTTATATCAAACAAATAAAGTTATTACAAATGAGTGAATTTAGTTTACCTACCGAAATGGTAGAATTGCCTTCAAAAGGTTTAGTTTATCCTGAAGGTCATCCTTTAAGAGAAGGAAAAGTTGAAATTAAGTATATGACTGCTAAAGAAGAAGATATACTTACAAATCAATCTTACATAGAAAAAGGTACTGTATTAGATAAACTTCTCGAATCTGTAATGGTTAGTAAAATTAACATTAAAGATTTAATTGTAGGGGATAAAAATGCTGTATTAATTGCTACTCGTATTTTAGGATATGGTAAAGACTACTCATTTTCATATATGGGTGAATCTCATGGTATTGATTTATCAACACTAGAAAATAAAGAAATTGACGAATCCCAGCTTTCTGAAGGTAATAAATTTTCTTATACATTACCTCATAGTGATATAGATATTACTTTTAAAATTTTAGATGGACACGATGAAACTAAAATTGAAAAAGAGATACAAGGTTTAAAGAAACTTAATAAAAATGCTTCCCCTGAATTATCTACTAGGTTAAAATATATTATAACATCTATAAATGGGGATACTGAAAAGAAAACAATCAGAGATTTTGTAGAAAATGGTTTATTAGCTAGAGATTCTCGCTCTTTAAGAAATTTTGTCAAAGAAACCCAACCAGATGTAGATTTAAGCTACACCACAGATAGTAATGAGGAGATTACAATCCCTATTGGGATTAGCTTTTTTTGGCCTGACTATTGATATTATCTCTCAAGTAAGGCATAGTGTATTCAAACAAATTCATGAAATAGTATTTCATGGTAAAGGGGGATATTCTTGGAATGATATTTACAACATGCCTATTTGGTTAAGAAGGTTTACTTTTAAAGAAATTCAAGAATTTTATGAAAAAGAACAAGAATCATATAAAAAAGTTAACCAAAAAGGAACTAGCACATTAATTGATTCATCGGGTAAAGTAAATAAACCCCAATTCGCAAATGCCTCTCCTAAAAGACCTTCATTTAAAACTTGATTCTAATAAAAGTTAATTTCTTTAATATTTATTAGTATGGCTGCTACTTTAGAAGAATTAAGAAGACAAATAGAAGAATTAAGAAGAGAATACCAGGATCTAACTGGTAGACCCGCTGCTTTATTTGATGTTAATAATATCGACCAAGCTAATGCAGCAATTAGAACTTTAGATGGTTCTATAGACGACGCTACAAGATCAGCACAAGATTTAGAAAAAGGATTTGGAGGAGTATATAGTGAAATTCAAGGTATTCTAAGTGAATTAAGTAAATCCGAAAACGCTACTAATAAAGTTACTAAAGCTTTTAAAGGAATAGAAAGAGTAGCTAGAGATTTAAAAGATGATCAACAAGGGTTTAATAAATTAAGTATAAAAGAATTACAAACCCGTCAAAAGAAACTTATATCTGCCCAAGCAGAAGCTATTACCCAAGCTGCTATTGTTAGATCACAATATGAAGGAGGTAGCTATAAGGCAGATGAACTTTTATTAGATGAACGAGGTAGACAACTTAGCGATGAAAAAATAAAATCAAGAGCCCGTGAATTAGGAATAACAGAACAACAACTCCGATCAGATGCTGAAATATTAGGACAACAAAAAAATGGTTTTCGAGTTATAGAAGAAACTAATCAATTATTACAAGACAGAATAGATAAAGAAAATAGAATTAATGAATCTTTAGGATTAGGAGGAGCCATACTAGGCTCTATGAAAGGAGCCTTAGATAAATTAGGTATGGGGGGTCTTGCTGATAAACTTGGTTTTGATGACGCCCAAGATAAAATGAGGGAGCTTACGGAAGAACTTACTAATGGGGGAGAAACTACATTAGATTTCGCAGGTAAAACTAAAGTATTAGGAGCAGGCTTTAAAAATATGGGTGCTAATTTATTAAAGAATCTTAAAGATCCTTTATCAATTGGTTTAATGATNNTNAATCAACTAGTAGATGCTTTATTTAAAGTTGACAAACTAACAGGAGAAACAGCCAAAAACTTAGGCATGAGTTATGATCAAGCTAATGCTATGGTTACTGATATGACTACTATAGCCAACTTATCAGGCGATACTCGTATTAATACTGAAGGTTTAGTTAAATCGCAATTAGCATTAAGCAAAGCTTTAGGGACTAATTCCCAAATTAGTGGAGAATTGCTTGTAGATTTTACTAAATTAACTGAACAGGCAGGCTTTAGTGTTGAAGCTATGACTAACCTTACTATGATTTCTCAAGGTACAGGTAAATCTTTACAAGAAAATACTTCTGAACTATTAGGACAAGCTAAAGCTTTTAATATTAATAATGGTTTAGCTTTGAACGAAAAAGAATTAGTTGAAGCAGTAGCTAATACTAGTGCTGCAACTGTTTTAACTTTTGGCAAACAAACAGGTAAATTAATAGAAAACGTAGCTGCCGCTAAACAATTTGGAGTTAACTTACAACAAGCCCAAGCTATTTCTGATAGTTTACTTAACTTCCAATCTTCTATTGAAAGTGAAATGGAAGCGGAATTATTAACAGGTAAGCAACTTAATTTAGAACAAGCTCGATTATTAGCATTAAAAGGTGAAACTGGTAAAGCTGCAGCCGAAGTACTCAAGCAAGTAGGAAGCTCAGCAGAATTTGGAGAGATGAATGTTTTGGCTCAAGAAGCATTAGCTAAATCTATGGGTATGACACGTGATGAATTAGCTAAATCTTTAATTGAAAGAGAAGCATTAGCTAAAATAGGTATGGAAGATTTAACTGCCCAAGAAGCTTATAATAAACTTAAAAAAGAAGGACTATCTGATGATGAAATTGCCAAAAAATTAGGTGACGAAAATTTAGCTAACCAATTAAAATCAGAAACTGTTCAAGAACGATTTACTGCAGCAACAGCCAAATTACAGGAAGCGTTTGTTAGCATTGCTGAACCCATATTAGCTATTCTTTCCCCCTTATTAGATATTGTTTCTAGTGTTCTTCCTGTTATTAATTTATTATTAATGCCTATAACTGGGGCATTTAAAATGATTGCGGGATTAGTCACATCTTTATTGGAACCCCTTCAAGGTATATTTAAACCTATTATATCAATACTCCAACCTATTATGGAAGTAAATGAAGTACTTCAAGATGTAATAGGAACACTCTTAAAAGCCTCACCTATAATTACGGNTATACAATCTCTTTTTACATCTTTNGCATCATCAATTTCAAAACAATTTGAAGGAATTAAAAAAATCTTTACGGGTATATTTACTTTAGATTTAAGTATGATTTTAGGTGGATTCAAAGACATAGCAGGTGCTATTTTTACAGTTTTCATTTCTCCAATCCAAGCTATTTTTGATATGATAGTAGGAGCAATAAACGGTATAATATCCGTAGCTAATAAAATCCCGGGAATCTCTATAGACCCATTTAATTCAGTTAATCTTACAAGTTTCGTAGGTCTAGCAGAAGGAGGCATCGTTACTGAACCTACAACAGCATTAATTGGTGAAGGTGGTGAGCCTGAAGCAGTTACCCCTCTAAGTAAAATAGGTGACTTTGTTTCAGATATATTTGGCAATGATGGATCTACTTCATCATCTCCTTCTATCAACTTAACACCTTTAGTAGAACAAATGAATGTCATGAATTCTACATTAAATGCTATTTTAAATAAAGAAGGCACAGTTATGTTAGACAGTACAAAAGTAGGAACTGCTTTATCAGTAGGGTCTTATAAATTACAATAATTTTTAATATTTATAACAAAATAACAACTATGTCAATTTTAAATTCTTTTACTGCCAACGGATCTATTCTCTCAAATTTGAATGGTCAACAAGGCCCCCAACCAGATTTCGCACAATCTAAATTACATGATGAGTACTCTATAAATGGTGACCCATTTGTAAAACAACAACCATCACCATCAACCTTAAGTCTTAAAGGTATTACACCTCCGGGCGCTTACAAAGATAATGCTCCTGAAGGTCGATCATTCTAATAGATGCCTTTAGTAGACCTCAAAACTAATCTAAAATCCCTAAAATATGGGAATGACAGGTTAGGTAA